GCCAATACGGCTGTGGACTGAACGCCTGCACCAAACGAAAATGTTCTCATATCCACTCCACAACTTTACCAAAGTCTGGATTTAAGATTTTTATCCATCTTTTTTTAATCTGCAAAGGATGCTTATCTTCTCGCTCTCTATTTTCTCTACTCCAACTACCGCCACCTGTCAACCCTTCGCAATGCCATCCAGATGCCTTTAACGATGTTCCTAATTCTTCTTCTAAAATATAGGTTTGAATTCTTACAAATCCCATCTGTCTACCAACACGAGCAGAAGCACTATAAAGCATAGAACATACATTATACTTACCATTAGTTACCAGTCTAGTTACCTCAAGAACTTTTCTAGGATCACCAGCCTGCCTAGCTACCGGCCTACCCACAATACAAGCACCATGAATAACACCATGCTTGTCAATAACTCCTAAAGAAAACCTATGACCTCGTACCGACTTATGATGCCTGTGCCAATTATCAACCAAACTGTTGGCCTCTCTGAGAGTCAGGGGCACAACTGTCAGTTGCGACATTACTTCCAGAGAGCTTCCCAAGTCTTAGATCCGACAATGCCATCTGGACGTAATCTAACATACTTTTGGAACTTCTTAACTGCCTTTAGTGTCCCCCGACCAAAGATACCATCTGCGATACCGGCATCTACACCAATCGCTCCAAGCCGTCTCTGCATCGCTTTTACACGCTCAGACCGTTCCTTGTATCGTATTGGCTCAAGCTGAACATTTTTCTTAATATCGTCAAGAAGTTTAGCCAGCCCCAACCAATCTATTGCAGGAGTTACTTTCTCAGCCTCGATCTCAGGAACACCGTTTTCTATATCAAACCATCCATCGCCATCACGCGGCTGATGGTGCCACCACTCGCTTGACACAGTGGGATATATTCCATAATGTTTAGCAATATTATTAACTTCCCAAGTTGAAATACCTTTACCGACCAAACCAAAATCAACAGCATAACAATAACCATCAGGTTGTTCCATATGAAAAGACCCTCTAAAGAATCCATCAGGACGCTGCCAATCAGGGTTAGCAGCCAAATTGCCACGACCCTTCTTGTACTTATCATGCAGATACTTCTGCTGCGCATACGTCCTGCAACCAGATGTTACAGTTACGCGACCCTTAATCTTGGGATCTTGAAAAAACTTATCCAATCTAGTTTTAAACCTAGGGTGTAGCAGACTCAAGTCTACTCTTGAATTACTTACCGGTATCGTCAACGCTACTCACATCCCCTTGTTCACTCATCTGAGCAATATGAACCTGCTGTTTAGCTACAACCGCACGCAGCGCAGCCAGCTCCAATTGAGCCTTTCCTTCAGGTGTCTTATTCAACTCGTCTAAAATTTCTTGGATAGTGGGATTTGAATCAAATTCCATTATATTTCCTTTCTATAACAATTCGATTTGAGATGCTAATGCTCTAAGCTCTGCAGCCAATGTCTGACTAGACTCTACAGCAATATTTTCCGTAGGCGGCGGCAATACCTCAGACGCTTCTGTTTCCTTCGCGGCCTCTTCCTTGTCGGCAACCATCTTGGCAACAGCATCCCAATCAATGCCTGGATCCAGCGGATCTGGCCCCAAGTTTTCCAACTTGTAATCAGAGATATCCCACGCCATGTTTTCAGGAGCCACAGCCGGTCCACCATAATAAGCATCCAACCATGCCCATGTAACAGCGGTCTTGTCAGTAACAACAAGATTATGGCGAACCCACTCGCCTCCGTCCACACGGCCCCGGATGTAGCCTTCATCGAAGTCGGCCTCACACTCAAACAGCACCGCAGGAGCACCTACTTTGAGTTGTCCAACTTTGATGGAGTCCCCCCACTTGGGCTTCTGTCCCAAATGGTAGAAATACAGACCGATGGGCATGTAGCCGTCTTTGGTTTTGCCAAACCATGTGCGGAACGAAAAGCCATCAGGATTGGGCCGTCGGTTGCCGTGTCCATAGGATCGCCCCTTTTCATCTTTCCAACGAAGGTCAGCAAACCCGATTGTCTTTCCGGTACTGTGGGAGTTCCAGTTGGATAACGTCCGAACCATGTAGGACACCTTCACATGGCGGGTCGGGGTGATTTCTTTATAAAGGGACGTTCCGTAATGTTGCCCTTCGCGGAACAGGATGCGTAACCCGTCGCCGCTTTTGTAGGCGTTATGGATTTTGCCCTTCCATGAATCCTCCCACCCTGGTTCAAATGTTTCATGCACGACGATGCCCATGAGTGGATTCTAACCCCGTCCCCTCGGGTTTACGTGAACCCTCGTGTGGTTTAATGCATTATGGGCGAATGTGGGGCCTGTTGATGGATGACGATCTTTTACAGTTTCTGAGGGAGGAATGGGCGGCTCGCAGCGAGTCCCAGGATGAGGGGGAGTTCATGCTGTTTGTGAAAATTTTTGTGGAAATGTTGGGCTTAGAGGACTAGTCCTCTACGGTGGACGAGACATTAGCCAAGGAAGTAGCGCTTGTGGAACCCGGAGTTCGTGTAGAAGCGACAGGCCCACCGAAGGAGGACTGTCCGTTCTGCGACATCGTTGGGTCAAGGATGGGGTGGAAGCGCAGGTCATCCGGTGTCGTTATCGGCCGATCCGCTGCCGCGTTTCCCGACAACTACCCGGTCGCGCCCGACCACATGCTGGTGGTTCCACGCAGGCATGTCACATCAGTGCTCCAACTGGACCGAGATGAAACAAGCGATCTGTGGTCGATGGTTAACCTCGTGGTAGATCAACTCAAAGTCAAAGGGATCACCGACATGAATATCGGCACGAACGTTGGGGCTCTCGCTGGCCAGACGATAGAACATGCCCATGTCCATGTGATTCCCCGCCGAGAGGGCGACGTGAAAGACCCGCGTGGCGGAGTTCGATGGGTGATCCCCGAGAAGGCTCGCTACTGGACGATGCATAACTACCCGGCATGAAGAAGCACAAGCAGCAACACAAGGTGGCTGTGTGACATCTGTCACAGTGGAAACGTCAACTATGGTGGTATAGTAGAAGTGCGGCCAGCGAACTGACGTACACCCATTGCGCTTCCGCCGCTTTCAACTACCTAACCCTTGACGACCTGACCTGAGGAAGAAAGACATGAATAACTGGTTTGACATCGACAAGGACGGTTTTGGCCAACTCATGGCCGACCGCCCAAAGGTCGCACTCCTATATGACTTGCTGCAGAACGTTTTCGATGAAGACGCCACTACGGCAGACGTGACCCTTCTCCCAACGGGGAAGGGGACTGGCGTGCTGACTGTGAGAGACGACTGCCCTGACGGGTTCCAGGATTTGCGTGACGCGTACACCCTGTACCGCCCATCGAAGAAGAAGGGCGACCCGCACAAGCGGGGTCGTTTCAACGAAGGGGAAAAGTTCGTTCTATCCCAGTGCGTGTGGGCGACGATCAGGTCGACCACGGGGACGGTGATGTTCAACTCTGATGGAACGCGGACAATGTCTTCCGAAGCCTCAGAGAAGGGGAGCGTGTTTGAGGCTGAAGTCAAGTTGAGCGAGAAGGAAATCAAGGAAATGATTTCCGATGTTCAGCAGGTGATCGTTCCTGATGGTTTCACTGTTCTGATGAACATGGAAGCAATCGGTGACCGTGGGGTGCTTCACGCCATCAACGGGATCACGTTGCCTACGGTGCGCCTAGCCGACGATGGGGCGCTCCGGGCGACGAGGCGCTCTACGTCCGTTGACGTTGTCGCCGTCAGCGATGGGGAAACCCCGCTCCTTTACGAAATGGGAATCCCGGTCGTGGAGATCGACACCCCATGGCATATCAACGTAGGGCAGAAGATCCCGTTGAACCGCGACAGGGACAATGTGACCCCTTCATATCGGAGGGAACTGTTGGCGGCGGTTTTGGATCGGACTGTCAACTTGTTGGACAGTGATGTCGCTGCGGAGTCGTGGGTGAAAGACGCCCTCCCGAGCGCCTCTGCTGAAACTGTCCGAACGGCGACAGACAAGATGTTCGGCAAGGGGTGGGTTATCGGCACGCCTACTGACAGGGAGGCTGACAAGAACGCTCTTGAGCACGGTAAAACGGTTGTGGGTGGTGGGTCTCTCTCGAAGGCGGCGTGGGTTGCTATTCGAGAATCGGATGCGGCGGTGTCGTCTGCCACGGAGTGGAGTCTCAAGCCGGAACGAGGCAACGCTGACCCGGTGCATGCGGAGACAACCCCGTTCGTTACCGCACTGAAGCGGTATTCCGCAAAGATGTGCAAGCATCTGATGGGGGAGGATTACATCGAGATCGACGTATGGGACGATCCGTCCTCTAAGTATTCTGGGTTGAATTGTGGGCGGAGAATCGTCATCAACTTGGCGGGCCTGAGGGCTGGCGGAGCCTTTAGGGACAAGGAGACGTTTGGTCTGCACCTGGACGATCTGTTGATCCATGAGTGCGCTCACAAATTTTCCTCGGACCATTTGTCGATGACGTATGTAAATGCGTGTACGCGTCTTGGTGCCTTGTCGAGGACCCTGTCGGCTTCGTGGCGGGTAGACCTGCCGTAGTTAAGAAAGGACAAGACAATGGAACACACAGAAGGCGATCTCGCCGCCACGTTTGGCACAGCCGCAGCGGAGTTGAACCCACAGGACCGGTTCGCCTATCTCGGTTGGCTGTCCAAGCACCTGGAGGAGGCTGGGGCGCTAAACAAGGCAAGCACCAGGCTGACCATCTGTCTGGCCCTGGCCGGTATGCCCAACTACGAGGTCAAGTTAGACGGGCCACTGGCACAGGTCCTCTCCCGTCACGACCAGATGCCGGTGGGCTATATGGAGATGCTCGAAGCAATCGTCCCGCCCAACACCGACAACACCTGGGGCTCCTACGGTCGCCCCAAGAGCCTGGCCCACCAGACCTATCGGATGACGGGCAACGACAAGAACGGGAAGTCGGTCAACCTCATAACGCAACACGAGGGGCCAGAGATGCCGAAGGGTAAGTACATCGAGGGCGTCAAGTTGGCCCCGAATGGGATGTGCTACGCCCACATCCACGGCCGGGGCAACGTGACCAAGGACGACCTCGTTGAGTATTGGCGCCATGAAACCCAAGGCGTCGAGGTAGCGGCAACCAACCACGCCTACCTGGCCATGATCGGCCAGGAGCCACCGCCTGACGACTCCATCTACCAGTACCAGTCGCCCGGCTCGGAGAAGTGGGGCGTCCTGGCCCATCTCATGGGGGACCCGACTGTCCCTGAGCGCTACCGGGATGCCAACGCCAACGAACTCGGCAAGGGGCTCAAGGCCGTCATGGCAGACGACCCGGCCGAGGCGCTGGAGTTGCTCACCAAGGATGACCAGCGGGCTGTATTCACAGACATCCTCTACCACTCCGGGGCGGGGAACCCGGTGGTCCTCGTCCCGTTCATCGACGGCCTGGAGAAGGACACCTACAAGGAACGGGTGGCCAAACTGATGGACATCTACGAGACGGCCAACACGTTTTCTGTGTGTTCCATCCCGCGGGAACTTTCCGCCCAGATCATCGGGGAGTTGATCTGCCGGGCCACCTGGGTGGTCATCAGTCGGGTCATGGAATACCGGGTTGGGATGTTCGAGACAATCCAGACCAGCACTGACACGGCGCTGGACCTCGCCCAGACCCAGGCACAACTGCTCTTACTCCAGCGCTATGTGGCGGAATAATGATGGCTACGTATGATCTGCAAGTCGCAGGGCAATAACAACAATAACAATAAGATAACTAAGGAGAAGATGATGGAGACTAATGGTACGGCCGGAGAGAACCACTTCGAGTTCAGGGTGGTGGCGCAAGAGTTCGCACCGATTTTCAAGGCGGTAGTGGAGCACTTCTGCTCTAAGGACGGGGCAAGGCCCGGCTTGACGGGTGTGCTACTCAGGTTCGACCAACGCCCCCGCCCGGACGGCGGCATGGGCAGTTATCTGACCGCCGTGGGCACCGACTCCTATAAGTTGGCGGTATTCCCGATCCCCGCAGCGGACTGGAACCACGACAGGGACACCCGAGAGGATGGGCCGTGGCTCATTCCCGGTCGCGAGTGTCGAGCAATCGTGCAGATGTTCGAGACCCTCGGCACCCACGGTGTCTGTCGCCTGGCCATCCGTCAGTCAGAGCGGGTAGATGCTGAAGGCGAAGTGGACGACCGCCACTTTGGCGAGTTCACCCTGACCAACGGGTTTGGATCACACGTTGGGGGGAAGGTTGTGAAGGGCGAGTTGTTCCCCCGGTACCAGAGCCTGTTCGAGATGACGGAGGGCAAGGAGAACGAGGCGTCGCTGTTCAATGCTGCACTTCTCAGCGAGGTTGCGTCCGCGTTTGGATGTTACGGAGAGGCCCAGTCGATGGGCCTTGAGAATGGATGGGTCGCCCCTCCCATGATTCATGTGGCCAGCCATGACCAGTCTCCGACCACGTTCACCATGCCTAATCCTTGGCAGCCCATCGTTGACCCGACTCCGATGGCTTTGCTCATGCCCGTGCGTGGGACAACTCCGGAGCAACGCTTTCACAGCCCGGATGATGGGGACGGGGATGGTGCAGCGAAGCAGGCGCGGGATTCCTTCAAGGTGATCGCGGGCGGGGGGTAACGAAGAAACTCGTCAGTTGAGAAATGATGGCTACCAAAGGTTGCGTTAGTCAACTGGAGGCGGTACGGTCATTTGTACGTTCACATTGGTCCTGGGCACGACCTGAAAAGGCCCTTCTAACACTTGACAATAAAGGAGAAACATCATGGCAACCAAAGTTGCTGCAATGCCGTGCGGGCGCTACAGGAGTGGCAGGGCAGCCATGTACCCGTGGGCCTTATGGCTCGATGGCAGCATTTGGAAACTCACCAAGGGTGAGGACTTCAAGCACGAGGCCAACGATTTCCGCCCCCAGGTCTATATGGCTGCGAGGACGCGTGGCCTCGTTGTTCATACGAGCACGGACGGCGACGACCTCTACGTTCAGGTCGACTCCGAAGGAGCGTAGGCAATCGCGCGGGGTGCGCGCTGACGGGGGCCCGGCAACAGTCGGGCCCCCTTAAGCGTTTTAAGACAAAACGAGGGGCCCACCTACATGATGGTTCATGGCCCCCTGCTACCAGAAAGACGAAAACGACATGCCAGACATTTACAACGACAGCGGAACGATTCTTTACATTTTGGAAGACGGCGACATCCCGGCGTATCCGTATTGGAAGGCGTTTATGCGGGTTGCTTACTCGACGGAGAATGTAGAGAGCAGCAACGACATTTTCGTGTTCAGAGACACCGAGGGTGGCATTATCGCTATTCAGATGCCAGACCCTGTCAACGATGCAGGACATCCGAAAGAAGCCGTGATCTCTACGCTGCGGACTATCATCGATGAAGATGAAATGTCTCTTCTCATCGACCATTTGGTAGAAGCCCGCAAGGAGTTGGAGAATCTGTGACCACCCCGAAGATACCGACTGTCAAGGAAAACGATTCACGCCTTTACCTATGGGACGGGGGCAAGCACCCAGGGGTAACTTCTGTCGTTGGGATGCTGCCGAAACCGGCGTTGCAGTATTGGGCGGCGAAGAAGGTCGCTGAGGCTGCGATAGAGAAGGGGCAGTGCGTTGAACGCGACCTGAACTGGTTGAAGGCAGCGCCACGCCGCGACTTGAATAAGGCAGCGACAGCGGGGACGAACGTTCATGACACGTTGGATCGGATCATCACTGAGGGGTTGACTGACATCCCTCCCGATGAAGAGGATTTCATCCGTGGCTTTGACCAATTCCGGGAGCGCTTCAACCCTCAATGGGTGACAACCGAGCAGACGGTGTTCGGGGAGTGCGACGGCAACGGGTACGCCGGTTCGTTTGATGCGATTGTCCGCATTGACGACGAGTGGAGCACCAATACCGATCCAAACGAAACATGGCTGATTGATTTTAAGACAACCCGGTCTGGCGTCCATCCGGAGGTCGCTATCCAGTTGGCTGCGTATGCGAACGCTAGGGAAATCATTCACCCGGATGGTTCATCGGAACCGATGCCCCGCATCGACAGATGCGGCGTGTTGTGGTTGCGGCCGGACGAGTGGGCGTTTGTTGAAGTCAATGCTTCACAAAGCCCCGGTGATCCATTCTTTGAAACCTTCGGGGCGCTACTAAAGGCGTGGCATTGGGATAACGGAATGAAGTCTTCTGCTATTGGCGTCCCGTTGGCATCCGGCAACGCGCAACACCTTCTCTTCTAGGATGGTCGTATGAGTAATTTTACCTATTCCTTTGGTGGTCCCCCTCCGGTTGCGGCCGAGTCGAAAACGGGTCTTGAAATCAGAACTGATCGCATTCGGCGCTTGGCAGTATTCGTCGCCCAGTTCTGGCAGGAGCATCGGTACGGTCCAACGCTCCGAGAAATCCAAGCAGCGGTCGGCGTTCCGTCGCTGACGACGGTCCGTGAGGATCTTCGAACACTGGCCAGCGACGGTTACGTGACTTACAATTTGCGCCAGGCACGCACGCTCGTGCCGACGGATCGGCTATTATCAGAACTGTAGGGATGATCCCTGCGCCTATAAGCAACGACTGACAGGAGAAAGACATGTCTGTTGATAACACCGTAACCGTGGTCGGCAATTTGTGTGCCGCCCCGGAACTCCGCTACACGAAGAGTGGTGCCGCCATTGGCAACTTTCGCGTGGCGGTGAACCGCCGTTGGAACAAGGACGGCGAGTGGGAGGAAGAGACTTCCTTCTTTGACGTGACCGTCTGGTCGCAGATGGCTGAGAACGCATGCGAGTCCCTAGATAAGGGAATGCGTGTGAGCGTCACGGGTCGCCTCGAAGAGCAACGGTGGGAGGACAAAGACTCTGGCGAGCCACGACGAAAGATTGTGATCATCGCTGATGACATTGCTCCGTCTCTGCGGTGGGCGACAGCGGACGTGGAACGTCAAGGCGGCAAGGGCGGCGAGTCGAAGCCGACGGCGGCTGTCGACGCAGATCCGTTCTAATGGATCCCCTCCAGGAGAGGGTCCGGAAACTTCAGAGGCGGGCTGAGGCCGACGGCCAGACCGTTCCGACCAGACTGGTTGACATCCCCGAGTTGGTGGAGATGGCAGCGCCGTTGGCACGCAGGTCTGATCCTGTGACGAGTCATGTCGGGGCAGCGATTATCGAGCCGAAGCGATCCACCCGCAAGGGTCAGGTGCTGGCTGCACTGCGAAGCGGGTCCTGGGTGCCGGGCTATGAACTATGCACGAATGAGTGCGGCGGTTCAGAGGGCCTGCGGCGGCTCCGCGAGTTGCGGGCGGAGGGGTGGTTGATCGAAACAAGGTTCGTAGAAGATGTCGCCCAGTACCGACTCCAGCAATAGCCCTGACCCTGTCCAGGGCGGTATCCAATCGGATGCCGGGTGGGATGAGTTCGTGGCAATGGTGGAGGCAGACCGCCCACGGTTCTTGCCCGGTTTGAAGCGCCTCATGGATTGTGTGGTGCTGTGGCTCGTCGGGAACATACAGGCTGCGGCCTGTGAAACGGATGAGAAAGTACAACGCACGCCTTGTTGTTGCGGTAAGCATTCGTTCCCGACATTCGAGTTGGAGACCCTGGACTGGTCATGGGAGCCGATTGTTGAGGATGGTGGTCGTCACGAGGTGGACGGTTGCATGCATCACGAGTTGATCAGAGGCACGAACATTGGCAGCGTGCCGCAGGGTGTCAAGGAGGGCTGAAATGGTCTGGCAATCCTGTGTCCCTTGCGGGTTGGGTCACCTGGTGAAAAACTTTGCTGGCCCTGGACCGCTTTTGTGCCCCCGTTGTGGGACGCCGCTAACTCCCGCCACGGACCAATGCAACGAACGGCTACACGAGGAACCTAATGTTGTTAGAGGTTGATAACGCAGAACGTTGGCTGATACTGCGGGCTTTGCGTCGGTTAGCCACTGACGGCAACGTCAGGGTCGGCCTCGACGCCCAGGCACTATTGGAGAGGCTGATTGATGACTACAGGTGAGACATTCAGAAAACGTAAAGTGGTTCTCATGCTGGACGAGTATGAGATCGCTGCCGTGCGCCATGCGTTGAAAGATTCCGAGGGTGCCGCTGCCAGGGTTGGGGAATGGTTGGAAAGGTCGTGGGAGGCAGATCTGGGGTCCAAATCCTCGGCGGGCGTTCCTCAAAGAGAAACAACTGGATGGCGAGATGGCGGAGAGAGGAAGAAAGTATTAAGGATGTGGAAGAAGGGGTCGGCGTGAGCGAGAAACTTCCAGGAAACCCACCGAACGACTGGGTGTGCGAGGTGGTCGAAGGCGACGACGGGCTGGAACTTGTCGTCGCCGACGAGTTGTACGACACGTTGGTCTCCATCGCCGACCATCTCGGGATGTCTGTGGAGGAACTGGTGAGAGATTCTCTGCAACGGACCACCGAGACCGAACAGTTAGACACGGATACGCAGTAACCGCATGTGACTCAGGACGTTAACAACGCTTAGGAGAGTCGTGGCATCAGAGTGGCCCCCGAAGAAGTGGGACTACCCTGGCCACAGACGTACCGACGGCTGGCTGGACGACAAGGAACTCCGTTGCCCCAATTGCAAGCAGTGGTATGTGCAGGAATATTACGAGTACGCCTGGGGGGAGGAAGTAATGATTTCTAGGCGGTGCCGGTATTGCAGGGACGAATAAACCCTGGGGGGTTGTTGGCACCCTTTGTTAACCGTCCGATTATTTCTTGAGGGCGTAGCGCCGTTTTGCCCATTTGCTCTTCTCCCATTTCCTCCTGGAGAGGTGGTAGGCGGTAGGGTTCTGCGTCTTAGTCAAGCGGCTTGGACTCTCACTCGGTTAGGTCCTCCGGCCTGTTGGCGTCAGTGAGGCTATTGAGGTCCTCAAGGAGGTCTTCAACGTAAGCGAGAGCGGCGGAGATTGAATCGATGAGGGCGGATTGCTGCTCCCAAAGTCCGTCGATGTCCATATAACGATCTTTTCACATTGTGACTTTGGGTTTGGGAGGGTTGGTTTTCCGCACACTGTTGGTAGACTGGAAAAGTGGCACGGAAAGAACGGTACAACTCCCCAACCTTGTACCGCTGTTACGACTGCGGCTGGTATATCGGAAGTTTGCTTTTGAAGCCCGATAGGTACGATGGCCGTTGCCCGGTCTGCGACGCTGAGGTGGATACGAAACATAAGCCCAGCGCAGCCGACCTCCGCGAGATGAACAAGCACATTCAACAGAAAAGGAAGAAGTAGCCATGAGTGAACGAACCGGTGTGTTCTGGGATGACCTGAGGGACGCGAATCCTGAGGCCGTTATTTTCGACGGTCCTGGCGCTAAGACGTTGTTCGATCCGTGCATTGTCGGGTACGCCTCCCGCATCAATCAGTCGCCGGTCCTGGTGTACGACGAAGAGAAAATGATTGTCACCTTATGCCGCGAAGAGAACATGTCGTACAACGACGCTGTCGACTACCTGTCATTCAACACGTTTGGGGCGTGGGTTGGTGAGGGGACCCCGCTGATCCTCAGGGCCTATAGGGGTGGGGCGTGATAACGACAACAGCCCCCGACCAAAGCCGGGGGCTGTTGTTTAATGAGCCACCTCCTCACACATATAGGGGGGAGTGGCTCTATCTTGCCACACACTTTCGTATGGTCAAAGTGAGCACCTGTGGCCCGTAGGCGCCGCCCACCGACTGGGCCAAGAAAGAAGCGCACGAAGGCGGACGACCACACGAAGACGGCGCGACGCGTCACCCTTCAGGGCGGCGAGATGGACGGGCATCAAATCTGGCTGGCACTTCCGTTGCCCCCAAACATTAAGATGAACATGGGGAGGGACTCGTATTTCAAGCGTGAGGATGACCCCGGTATTTTTGAATACGATCCTGACCGCGAGTATGTGTCGTGGAGATCGATCTAGTCGCCTTTGGGGTGTTGGTCCACCTACCACGCCGGGCCGACTAGGAAGCGTAGGCTAGGACCATGTCTGGCACTACCGCGGTTATTGCTTGGGCGGCATTGAGTGTCGCTTCGATTGTTGCTTCATGGCGCATGGGTGCGTTGAACCCGAAAGAAAAGATCGCTGCGGTCGCGCTGATGTCAGGGATAGGCGCTGGCGTGTTGGGCGGGTTCACCGTTAGTGACACGACCGGGTTGTTCGTTGCTGCCGGGATGTTCGTCGCGACAGCGGTACTGATGGGCTACGAGGGCTGATATGGGTTTTCTAGACGGGTTTCGATTCCAGGGCCATGACCAACAGGGGTGGATTCGCAACGGCGGGTACGACGGCAAGGCTGGCCCGGCGTTCTTCAACGCCAATATGACCCAGTACGGCGGGGTCCAAAAGGGGAAGCCGTACAAAGACGACTGGGATGTTGATCGCGCCGTCCAGGAGGGCAACGATCGTGTTACCTGGGTGTTTAAGAGCGTGTACGCGATCGCGTCTAACGCCGCTCGGCTCCCTGTCGGGATTCTTGACGAGGAAGGAAACCCGGTCGATCACTCGCTGACACCTATTTTGAATCGCAAAGCGAACCCTCATCATGATGCGTTCAATTTCCGGTTTCAGTTGTCTTCGCAGATTTTGCTGTCGAAGCGGGGGGCGTTTATTGAAGTCGTTAAAGACAGGCTAGATAATGTCATTGGCTTGTATCTTCTGCCCCCGCAGTACACATATCCGATTCCCGACCCGAAGAGTTTTGTTTCAGGGTTCCGTGTCGAGTTGCCGAACCAGAAGCCTCGAACGGTTAAGCCTGACAGCGTGGTGTGGATGAGGATCCCTCATCCGACGGACCCCTACCGTGGCCAGTCGCCTCTGGAGTCATGCGGCCTCGCTGTAGATATCGACTACTACTCGCGTATATACAACCGGAATTTCATGGTCAACGACGGCCGTCCTGGCGGGATTCTGATGGTGACCGGTGAGATGGATGACGATACAGCAGAGGAGTTGAGGAGACGGTTCCTGGGCAACACCGGGTCCGCTATGGGTGGCGCTGGCCGGTTGACAATTATGGAAGCCGAGCAGGCTAAGTACATCGATACTTCAATGGCGCAGCGGGACGCTCAGTACACGGAATCGAAGACGCTTGCTAAGGAAGAGATTCTGATGGCGTTTGGTGTCCCCGAGTCTGTCATAGGCAATGCTGCGGATCGCACGTTTAGTAACGCCGATACGGAGTTGGAGGTGTTTTGGCGGGAAACAATGTTGCCTCATCTCATGCTCATTGAGCGAGCCCTGGACCGTTTGGATGGTTCTGAAGAACTTACAGTGAAGTTTGATGTATCTGATGTGGCGATCTTGTCCCGAGACGAGAGGGAAAGGGCCCTCTTCCATTTGGATGAGTACAAGTTTGGGGTTATTTCCGCTGACGAGTATCGGGTGCTGACTGGTCGTGATCCTGTTGGGTCTGATCTCATGTTTATTCAGCAGAACCTGATGCCTGTTGCTATAGCCCCGGCGGAGGGCGCTAAGCCGTCCCAGGAATGGCCACCGCCGGAGCCCGAGTCGGCGTTTGCTCAACCAACTTCAGCAACGACACCTCCCCCCGATCAGCCTGTGCCGATCGTTCCTGAAGCGGCTTCAGCCGGAGAGTTCGACGCTAAGACGGACGACAGTGTCGAGGAGGGTAAGGAGTCGGCCCCTTTAGTTGATGACCGCTGGGGGTTTTATTGCGGCGGTGTCCTGATCGATCAAAAGGAGGCGGATGTTATTCGCCTCCACAGGGATCAACAGTTGACGCGGTTGGCTGAATCGATTGCCATCCAAATGACGGCCTATTTCCAGAGGCAGCGGCGTGTTATTTTGGAGAAGTGGAAGTCCCGGAAGACCCGCGAGAAGATCAACAAGGGCGTTGCGGTCACGGTAAACGATGTGTTCGATGTTCCGGTGTGGGACAGGCAGTTGCTGGCGGACGCCAAATCGTTCCTTATGGCGACAGTTGTCGACGGAGGGAACGATATAGCGATGATGGTCGGCAAAGACGACCTGGACCTGGACGACGAACTGGTCGCTGCGGCCGTTCTCGCTGGCCTGGAGAGATTTAAGGACGTGAATCTCACGACGCGCCGCAAACTTGAGTCAGTCATTGTCAAGGGGTTGGGATCTGGTCACTCGGTCGATGCCATCGCCTCAGACATTGAAGAGGTATTCAACAAGTCGATCAAGACGCGAGCACCGATGATTGGTAAAACCACAGTGGCGTTCGCTGTCAACGAGGGTCAAATGATCGCTGCGTTGAAATCTGGATTCAGGTACAAGGTGTGGCTCTCGTCGCAGGACGAAAAGGTCAGGCATACCCATGTGACCGCTGACGGGCAGGCCCGACCGATCATGGACTATTTCCTGGTCGGGGGGAGCCTGATGATGCATCCTGGGGCGCAGACCGCTTCGTTAGCCGAAACGGCGAACTGTCGCTGCACGATGGTGTTCACGGACGATCCGTCGGCTGCCGGGATGCTTGAATTCAGCATTGCGCCCGAGGATTTGGCTGGGGCGTCCGCTGGCGGTGTGATCGGGCGGATGAGCGGGGGCGGACAAGCAGCCAGCATTATCGCCGCTACAGCAGACCAACTCGTATAGGTGAACTAGACGCTCGCCCACTCGGAGTGTCTGGCGTCGTAACCTTAAGCCAGACGTGGCACTTAGGAGGCCCGGTGGATCTGGCACACAAACAGGCTCGCGTTGAAGCAAAGGCGATAGACGATGCCGAGGGCACCGTCGAAGCCGTCGTTTCAGTGACGAACATTGTCGATACCGTTAACGACGTTATAGAGCCTGGCGCTTACGCCGAGACTCTTCAGAAGAGAGTCCCGAAGGGGGTCTGGTCACACGACACGACCGTTCCTGTGGCGAGGACGCTCGAAGCGACAGAGTTGATGCCTGGCGACAACCGTCTCCCCGCTCATCTCAAGTCAGCCGACGCTGGCGGCGTACTCGTCAAAATGCAGTTCAATCTGAACACAACTCGTGGACGCGAGGCTTATGAGGACATCAAGTTCTTTGGCTCGGAGCAAGAATGGTCAATCGGCTATTCCGTCCCCGAGGGCATGTCGGAGATGAAGGGCGAAACAGGAATCAGGCATATCAAGCAGTTGGAGTGGTACGAGTACAGCCCGGTGTTGTTCGGAGCCGCTCCAGGGACCGCCACCGTTGGAGTCAAGGGCACCAATGGTTTCGACACGTCAGAAGAAGACATCGGGGAGTCAAAGGGCCCAACCAGGAGCCATTCCACAGGGGTGCGCGCTGACGGCTGGAACGACAAGACGGCGTATCGCAACATGCGTTCTCCCGCCGATAAGGCCTATTTTTCGAAGATCTTCGCTTACCATATTCCTGGCGAGGACCCGGCAATGAAGACGAACTACACGTTCGTCCATCACTTCGTCGGGAGCGACGGCCGCCCTGGATCGGCAGCCCTCTCTGCTCTCCAGAACACGTTCGGTCTTCTCAACGGTGCCCGCAAGGGAACGAAATTGAGGGGATCGGATCGTAAGGGCGTCTATAACCACATCGCCCGGCACTACAGGGACGACGGACATACTCCGCCCGAACTGAAGTCCGACGATTACGTTGACGCCGTCGTAGAACTCAAGGAGACCCTTTCAGAGGGATTCCACGAGAGCATTGACCTCCTCATTGAGGAGGGTAAGGAAATAACCGAAATCAAGTCCGTATTGGAGGACACAATGGCTAACGAAGCCGAAATCACCGAAACAACGGAGGATGAGGCCGCTTCCACCGATGGCCAGTCGCTCCAGTCGATCATTGCCGACGCTACCGCTGCGTTGAACACCCTCACTGAGCGCCTGGATGCGCTTGAGGAGAAGGGCGGAGATGCTCCAGGCTTTTCGAACACGGATCCGGATTCACCCGAGCGCGCCGAGGGCGCTGGCGAAGACGCCCCCGAGGTCGTTGCGGATCTTTCTCACGGCGGGACCCTTTCCCCTGACGAAATGGCAGAGGCCGGTTCGCCAGCAGGCAACCCCGATGCAAAGCCTGCCAAGAAGCCCAAGGCTGAAAAGGCCCCTGCGAAGTCCGATAGTGACCAGGCCGAGACCGTCGAAGAGACCGTTGAAGAGGCCAAGGCCGAGACCGTCGAAGAGGCTGTCGAAGAGGCTGTCGATGGTCTAGGTCTCAAGGAACTGCGTGAGTTCCAGGATTTGATGACCTATTCAGAATTGGGTGAGTAGGCGCCTGACATCATGGGTCCGCCTCTGCTGAGGCAGGTGCGGTAATATTGGGGGTGCGGTTAGTGCGCCGCAGGAGTGGACCCCATGACAAGTATTTACGATGAGGTCAAGTTGCGTGGCCGTCGTCAGATTCAACGCTTCAGGATTGACATCATCCTGGGCGGCATGGAGGAGGACGACGCCGAGTCGCTGATGGCGGCGCTTGCCGATCAGGATATTCCGAGTATGCGGATCTCTGAGGTGCTTGCAGAACGCGGCT